AATGAAAAAGGCTAAGATAGCCATAGTAATGAGGGAGTTTAAAAAGGGGTCACTCAAGTCCTCATCAGGACAGAAGGTGACCAATCCGAAGCAAGCTATCGCTATCTCTTTGAGCGAAGCTAAACGAGCAGATGGTGCAGCTAAACGTAGCAAAACTAAAGGACGGACTCTATAATGATGAAAGCAAAAATGATGGCTAAGGGTGGTATGCACAAGATGCCAGACGGAAAGATGATGAAAGACTCAGCCATGAAAAATTTGGCTAAACATGCTGCTAAACCTGCTTCTAAAGCCCACGCCGGTCTTAAAGCTGGTGGCATGGCTAAAGATGGAATGTCAGGATTCCCAATCAAGCGCAAGGGTCCAGTAGATAAAAAGACTGTTGCCAAGTTAGCCAGCAAGATACTGGATGCAAAGATGGGAGCTGCGCCAATGGTTTCTCCAATGGCTCCTCCAATGATGTCTCCGGGCATGAAGAATGGTGGCTCAGTGTCTAAACGCGCTGATGGAATTGCTCAACGGGGTCGCACCAAAGTCACAATGCTTCGCAAGGGCGGACGGGTCTGCTAATGCTGCCAAGTCGTGGAATGGGTATTATTAGCCCAGCCAAGCTCCGTAAGATCAAGAAGCGTGATGGGGATAGCCCTGTCACGCTGTATAAACACGGTGGGGCTATAGGAAAGCAGCCTAAAGCTAAGTGATCAAGTGGGCTGAGTACCGAAAAGAATGCGGCAACGTGTTTGATTGGATAATACGGGCAACAGAAGAACGTAGAGACATGAAGTCTATTGAGGCAGAACGCTTCAGAGAGCTTTATGTTAAGAAGCCAATTGTAAATAAGAAGTAACTTATTATAGAGACTCTATAATGGCTAAGAGCAAAGTTAATGCCGCTGGTAATTACACAAAGCCTACCCTTCGCAAGAAGATTGTGTCTCAGGTAAAGGCATCGGCAACTCAAGGTACTGGCGCTGGGGAATGGTCAGCTAGAAAGGCTCAACTTGTAGCCAAGAAATATAAGGCTGCTGGCGGCGGGTATCGTGATTAAAGCTCCACAGAAATCCCTGAAAGATTGGGGTGATCAGAAATGGCGCACCAAGTCAGGGAAACCCTCCTCTAAGACAGGAGAGCGGTATTTGCCAGAGGCAGCGATAAAGTCTTTAAGCCCAGCAGAGTACGCAGCAACCACCCGTGCAAAACGTGCAGGCAAGGCAGCAGGCAAGCAGTTTGTGGCTCAACCCAAGACTATTGCAAAGAAAACAGCAGGGTACAGATAATGGCTAAGACCCCCGCATGGCAACGCAAAGAAGGCAAGTCTGAGAAAGGCGGTTTAAACGCCAAAGGACGAGCCTCATATAACGCAGCCAATCCAGACAAGCCCGGATTGAAGGCTCCGCAGCCAGAAGGTGGAAGCCGCAAGAAGTCATTCTGTGCCAGAATGTCAGGAATGAAAAAGAAGCTGACATCCGCTAAGACGGCAAATGATCCCAATAGCCGCATAAACAAAAGCCTTCGGGCATGGAAATGCTAAATGACCACATCAGGCACAGCATCATCTAACCTAGACCTCACTAACATCATTGAGGAAGCGTTTGAGCGCTGCGGGGCAGAGCTACGCACGGGTTATGATATCCGCACAGCAAGACGCAGTTTAAACCTCCTGACGGTCGAATGGGCTAACCGGGGGATAAACCTGTGGACGATTGAAGAGGGTGAGATACCGTTAGTTCTTAATCAGGTCTCATACAATCTGCCTGTTGATACGATAGATCTTCTAGAACATGTAACAAGGGTAGGAACGGGTTCAAGTCAGCAGGACTTGTCTATAACCCGTATTAGCGTATCTACATACGCAACCATCCCTAACAAGAACTCAACTGGTCGTCCTATTCAATTGTGGGTTAACCGCCAGTCAGGAGCCACCTACCCAATAGGTGGCAGACCAGAAGGCACAGACCCCACTACTGGGGTAGACCATCCTCAGATTTATGTATATCCAGCCCCAGATCAGAGCGATTACTACACGTTCGTCTACTGGCGCTTACGCAGGATACAAGACGCAGGCAATGGTATTAACACCCAAGACATACCCTTCAGGTTCCTTACCTGCCTGATTGCTGGCTTGGCATACTACCTCGCCGTTAAGATAGCTCCAGACCGCATACAGTCCCTAAAGGACCAGTATGAGGAACAGTGGAAGTTTGCTGCTGAAGAAGATAGAGACAAGTCTCCAGTGAGATTTGTCCCTCGCAGGGCTTATATTTGTGGGTAATAGGTTTGCGTCCGCCAAGAACTCGATTGCAGAGTGTGATCGATGCGGGTTTAGGTTCAAGCTAACACAGCTAAAGGCTTTGATCATCAAGACAAAGCAAGTTAATATAATTGTTTGTCCTGAATGCTGGGAACCGGATCAGCCTCAGTTACAGCTTGGGATGTATCCAATTGATGATCCGCAGGCTGTAAGGAATCCTAGAAAGGATTTAAGCTATTTGCAGTCTGGTAATAGCGGGTTACAATTGGTTAATGGGTCAGGAACGGCTGTTGATGAAAACGGCTATCCTGAAGGCGGAAGCAGAATTATCCAGTGGGGCTATGCTCCTGTTGGAGGTTCTAGAGCAAACGATGTAGGGCTAACACCGAACTATCTAGCTTTATCATTCCAGCTAGGAACAGTAACAGTAGTCACAACTTAGGAGTTAACATGAAGATTATAATCGCAGCCGGTAAGCCTTCGGCAGGAACTGCAGTTAAGAAATTCCGTAAAGGCGGAAAGACCAACCTGCAAATGAAAGATTTGGGTCGCGGATTGGCTAAGGTTGCTAATCAGAAGGTCTCTTCTTTCAAGTACAAGAACTCTGGGAGCAAATAATGGCTATTCCAGAAAAAGCATCTAGCGTTAACCCTAGTCAGCCAAAGCCGATTACTGGGTTATCAGAAAAGGATCTGGGTAATAACGGATATCCAAACAATATCCCTAACACACAGACCCAGAAGACCCGTGGTACTGGAGCCGCTACTAAAGGCACTGGTCACTCGAAGAAGATGGGCTAATGAATTACACGGAACTATCGCAGACGATTAAGGCATATTGTGAGAATGAGTTCCCACAAACAGTCAGTAGCTTTACGTCTACCCAACAGATCAATACATTCATTGATCAGGCGGAGCAGCGGATATATAACAGCGTTCAGTTCCCTTCAATACGAAAGAATGTCACTGGGGTATTAACCGCTAATAATCAATATCTGTCAGCGCCCGGAGATTTTCTGGCGGTTTACTCAATGGCTGTTATAGACACAGTCACTGATGCGTATGATTTCTTGCTTAACAAGGATGTTAACTTCATACGGGCTGCTTACCCTATCAAGACAGATACGGGAAAGCCGCAATACTATGCCCTGTTTGGACCAACAACCACTAACGATGCGCCACCTATCATAACGAATGAACTGTCATTCATTCTTGGACCAACCCCTGATTTAGCCTATGACGTAGAGCTTCATTACTATTACTACCCTGAATCAATTGTTACAGCAAATACAACATGGCTTGGGGATAACTTTTATAGTGTCCTGCTTTATGGCGCGATGCTAGAAGCAGCAGCGTTCATGAAGTCAGACAAAGACGTTATGGAAAATTACGTTTCCAGATATAATGAAGCATTGGCACTAGCTAAACGTCTGGGTGATGGCATGGAAAGACAGGATGCTTACAGATCTGGGCAAGTACGGATACCGGTTAAATAATGCCATTTACTGGAAACTTTACCTGTGACGTATTCAAATCAGGAGTTCTTGATGGGAACTTTGATTTTGGTGTTGGCACAACAAACGTATTCAAGATAGCGCTGTATACTAATGCATCAACTCTTGATCAGGATACCGCTGCCTATACAACCGTTGGCGAGGTTGTAGCGACTGGGTATACTGCCGGTGGTAATGTCCTGTCTCCAACCTTGAGCATACTGGACGGGACCGCATTTATCACCTTCACCAATACCTCGTGGACAAGTGCATTGACCGCTCGCGGAGCGCTTATTTATAAGGTTGGTGGTGCAGCGGTTTGTGTTTTAGACTTTGGTTCGGACAAGATCTCAACTACAACATTCCAAGTAGAATTTCCAGCCGCTTCCAATACTTCAGCAATTATTAGACTTTCATAAAGGAGTTTCAAATGATTTCAAATAAAGCAGTTTCTGTAGATAAAGTAGGCGCAAGCGTTCTGCTAAGTGGGACGACAGTTTCCGCCGCTGGTGGCGCTGGCGTATTTACAATTCAGTGTATCGACAAAGACGGCAAACTGAAATGGGAAGAAAAGAACCCAAATCTGGTTGTTAACGTAGGTCTTCAAGACATGAATGACAAGTACTTCTCTGGAGCTACCTATACCGCAGCTTGGTATCTAGGTCTGATTACTGGTCCCGGTCCTGCAACCATTGTTGCAGCAGATACCTTGGCTTCACATGCTGGATGGACTGAGTACACAGACTACACTGGCAACCGTAAGGCTGTAACTTTTGGCTCTGCAACTGTTGCCGATCCTTCAGTTATTGATAACTCAGG